AAATACTTAAAATATATGCTGAAGAACAAAGCAAGGATAATTAAACATGACTAGCATAATAAAAGGTTATCTAAAATTCATAGGCTTATTATTAGCATCAATAGGAACAATGTATTTTATATATTACTTGCTATGGTTTTCATGCTTATTAAATGAATACTGTTACAATCAAAACTTTAACCTATAAACAAAAAGAATTGTAAAGGCTAGTTTATACCTAGTATTTACATTAACCAAGCCATACGGCTCTTAAAAAGCCATTAATGGCATAACTAGCAAAGAGAAAGGCACTAAACATGAATGATTTAGATAATAATTTAAATAATTTAGTTAAAAACATAAAAATAAAACAACAAATGGAGTTAATCAAAAAGATAAAAGACTGGCTTAAAAGTATAGAGGGATACAATGAGCCATTTATGGACAATCTTGAAGACATAGACAAAGGTTGGCTTGAATGTTCTCAAATGTTACTTGAGCAAATAGAGAAATGGGAGAAACAGTAATGACAAAACAAACTATTGATATAACTCCTAATTGGAAAACATCAGGAGAAATCTTAATCATGGCTCTTCAAAATCCCAAGCTATCTAAAGAGGGATTTGATGAAGGCATGGCAACCATAAGAGAAATGGCAAGCAAGCTAGACATAGCTTGTAACGAACTAAACAAACTAGCAAAAGAGAAAGGACAATAACATGAAGCATCATAAAACAAATGAAGAAATGGGAAATGGTTTTTTATTTAATGAGGAAGACCATAAAAAAAATTCTTATAATTCTTTGTCTAAAATAAGACCAGAAGAAAAAAATATAATGAGAACATATTATCTTATTAGGGATTGGTGGAGTGACGAAGATTTAATTAAACTTCAAGATTTCATAGCATCAACTTTAGAGAGTAGGAGAGAATAAACATGACTAAAAAATCAGATTGGGAAATACAAGCAGAGAAAGAACAAGCTATCATAGAGAAAGGTTTATCTTCTTTAACTGCTGAACAAATAAAGACAATCAAAGAGGCTCATGAAACGATAGGAGCTTGTTTAGATATGCTAACAGAATGTCATGATTTGTATCTATCAGATATAAACAAACTCAATGAAGCATATTGGAAAATAAATCGTCAATTTAATTTAGGTAAATAAATAAAAAAGGGCGTTGCAAAAACATGAAATTGCAACGCCACAACCTAGCAAAGGTAAGGAGAAAGTACCATGCAATTAACAAAAGAGCAATTTAAATCTATCAGAACAGAACTACAATATACTCAAAAAGAGTTCGCTGAAATGTTAGGAATAACTATTAGAATGATAACGTACTACGAGTCAGGACAGAGACCAGTTAGTAAAACTGTTTCAATACTAACTAAACGTATCTATCAAGATGAGAAATAGGAGAGAAACATGAAACTAGTTATTTTTAAAATACAAGACGGAGAAAATTCTTACGAAGAGTATAGCATATTCACAAAGGAATTGGCTGAAAGAGAAATGGTCGAGGAAGTTTATGGATACAACGAGTTAGACCATAGACAATATAGAGTTGTAGCAACTCAAGATATAAACGAAGAGGAAGTAAAAACTCTTCAAAAATTTAGTATAGCTTATCTATATTAACTAATAAAAACGCAAATCTATGTAAGTATATCTATGCAGTACAGTACTGCATAGATGTACTGTATTGCATTTCTATCAAATCTCAGATATTTTTTTTATTTATTTTAGTTTATCCATTCGTCAAGACTATGAAAACAAAACAATGTTTTGATCGTTGCCGTAGGGCTTTGCTATGTCAGCATAGCTGATTTTACAAAAGAGAAATAATCTGTCAAGAAAATAATTTATCTTGGATATGTTTACTTACATAGCCATGCACAAAACGTGTAACGTCTCTCATTCTTTGTTCAGCAGGTTCAAGCTCATTATAGTAAGACCAGTAAGCATCAAGAGTAACGTCAGTCATATGTTTGTTACTGTTACCAAGCACGTTAAGAGAAAGCATAATTTCTTTAAACCTGTCTTTTGACTTACAGGTTTTGGCATATTTCCTAATTAAATTAATATCATTTTTCATTGGCACACTCATAACCTACCAAGGCATAGCCTAAAATATCTTGCCATGAATCATTATGATTAGATGTTTCCATTAACCTAGCTTGCTTTACGGCAATCATACAAAGAGCTACTTGTTCAGGAGTAACTTCAGTATCTAACAGGACAGACCACAAACGAGCAATACGAGTATGATTATCGAGCATTGACCCATAGCTTTCCCCTCTTTGCTTAACAACATCAGCTGTTTTTTGTAACAACTCTAGTTTATCCATCTCTTTCCCTCACTATGTAAAACCATGTTTCTATGTCTACTTCACAAACCAAATCATGCCCAGCATTAAAGTTCCTCGACAGGACATCAAGAGAAATAACACATTTTATAGGACAATTATTGTATTTGTATATCAATACTGGAGTCAGATTTAAACTCGCAGCAGATTCCTTTGCTTGCTGCCACCAAGCACGCTTAAACGTAGTGCCTTTGAGATATGCTTTACATTCAATAGACCAACCAGGAATAATAATATCAGCCATACCCTTTGATTGATATTGATCGAGGTTTCTCTTGGCATCTATGTTAAGATTATCTTTGATGAGCTTGCATATCTTTCTCTCAAAAGATGCACCTTTGTTGCGACTATCTGCCATCTATCATCTTCTCCTGAGCTTGTTTGAGAAAGTCATTCGCAGTTACTTGACCAAGTGTAGCTAACTCTATCTTGTTCATTGTGTCAGGTGTTGGAAATCTCTCGCACTTTATGAGCCTACATATAGCTGATCTAGTTAACCCTGATTTGAGGGCAAACTTGTTTTGTGTCAGCTTATTCTTCTTTATGTACTCAATTAATTTCATACTGCTATAATATTTATGTGTTGACAATCTGTCAATTATAATTAAATAATATGTTGACAGTAAAGATTAACTAGAATAATCTAGTATCAAATAGCAAAGGAAGAGGATTATTATGGAACAACAAATATGTTTATGGTGTAGAGAAGATACATCTTTTGGAACAGGTAAGTTTGTAAACAGGATACCAGCAAGTAAACAAGAAAGCATTGATGATGAATATGAGACAGGTTACCAATGTGCTGATTGTCAAGCTGAAGAGTGTAGTGTTTGCAAGCAAAGTGTCATTGAATATTCATTTACAGAAAACTGTGATGTTATTTGTGATGAGTGTAATTCTGATGAAGACGAAGAATATGTCTATGACAGAGAATGTGATGACTGTGGAGCAAAGACTTGTGCAGAGGTAGCATACTTTTATGAAGATAAAACATTTTGTGAGGACTGTTGTCCTGACGGATATGGAGAATAGATATGGCTGAATGGAATGTAAGAGTTGTAAAAACTTATTTTAAATATGCAGAGTTTATAGTTGAAGCTGACAGTAAAGAAGAAGCTGAAGCACAAATTAATGCTGACTCGGCAGTAACTGATGAAGACCATTGGAGTGAAGTTGAAGAGGAAACATATATACACCCTGATTATACAGAACGTATGGATCAGTTGTTTCCTGAAGATTATGACAATGATGGGGAGCATGAGTGATGGCTGAGATACCTGACTACAGAAAACCCTTTGGCATGGAACATGAGAGTGCAAGCAATGCCACAATTACCAAAGACGAAATGATACTAAAGCATTATCTTAGAAAAGAACACAAGATGTCTTTTCCTATGGCATCAAGACCTATAGCTGGAATCAAAGTACAAACTGGCACTGATTGCAGAGTGGGATTACATAACTACAGTCCAATTAGAGGTGTCCAACAAGAGATGGATATCAATGAAGCTATTAGATATGCTCTCACAGAATACCAAGGATACACACCTAGGACATGGGATAATGGCAAAGATGCAGAGGAATACGAAGAGTTTCGAGAGCATATTCCTGAAATGATTAAGCACGCTGTTGATGGACTACAAGAATATTTTACTGGTGTAAATCGTATCGAAGGAGAATCAATGAAGCAATTTATTGAGCCAAAGATAGATGTACCAGTTGTTTTATATCAAGATTACTCAGGTGGTGGTAGACAGATAGATTTAAAATGCTCACTACCTATGAGAAACCCACCAAAGAAAGATGGTACTAGGTCTTGGCGTATACCTAAACCTAAGACTGAACCATCAGCACAACAAGTTATGCAACAAGCAGTCTACTGGAAAGCTACAGGAGAAAAACCAGCTTTGTTGTTTGTAACTGCATCAGGTTACAACATAGTAGACGAAACAAATTGTGAGCTTATGACAGAAGATAATCTGCAAAAGGCTTATGATGATGTAGTACGTTCTTGGTTAGTCACTCAGAACTTACTCAAAGCAAGTAGAGGTTCATGGAAAGCGTTAGCTGGACTAGTCCAACCTGACATGGTGCAGATAGCACAAAGACATGGACCAAACATTACCAACCTAGCAAAACAACTATGGGAGCTATAACATGAATATATTAATGAAAGCATTACAAGAAAAAGTAGACTCAATGTACTGGGATTACGACAGGTTAAGTAGATCAGGACAAGAAACCCTCGATCAGATAGCTGATCTTGTTGGACTAGAGACACAAGAAGAAGAAGCAGAAAGAAAAGGGAGTAACTAAAATGACAGATCCAAGAACATTAAGAAGAAACCTAGATCCATACACTAGCCATGAAAGTGCAGAGAAAGTTGATGCAAATCGCATGGAAAAGATCGTATGGGGAGTCATTGATTCATTCGGAGAGCATGGCTGTATATCCGATCAAGTGCAGTATGCTTTACCTGAATATCGATACAGCACGATTACAGCACGCTACAAAGCCTTAAAGGAAAAAGGTATGATTGTAACTGATGGAACAGCTATCAAGGCTGAGAGTGGCAGAAAACAGCTAAAGATGTGGAGTTCTAGGCATTACTACCATGAATCAGTCACAGATGAGGATAGAATACAGCATATGGCAGAAGAAAGGGCAGGGATATGATTAACGAATTAGTCAGTAAATGGAATAAGCAGATGACTGATACTGAACAGTATCATGCACAAGCTATAGATATATTGGAGGATCGTATAGCTAAACTAGAGAGTAAGCACGAAGTTGTTACCAAACAAAACGAAGTGCTTATGGAAATGTTAAGTAAGTTAATGAGAGGAAACAATGAGTAACTTAGCTAAAACTATGGATGCCATTGCAGACTTACACAAGTCTCATGGTGTCAAGCAAAAAGGTGGCAAGCTATACACACAAGTTGTGCATAGAATGGAAGCCTTTAGACGTATACATGGCACAGACTTTGGTCTTGATACTGAGATACTAGTCAATGATGGCAAGCGAGTTGTTATCAAAGCTATCATCACAGATAAAGATGGTCGAAGTGTAGGTGCTGGTATGGCAGAAGAGATACGAGGACAAGGCATGGTCAATACTACATCTGCTTTGGAAAACGCTGAAACTTCTGCAATAGGTAGAGCCTTAGCTAGTCTTGGACTAGCTGGTGGCGAGTACGCAAGTGCGAATGAACTTGACGCAGTTGAGAGAAAAACGCAAGCTATGAAAGAGGAGCCGAACAAACTCGTATCCCCAAAACCCCTGGCTCCTCAACCTCTGACAAAAGAAGACGTTAAGAGTATTCCACCTAAACCCCCACAACCTAGAGAATTAACAGACGAAGAAAGGAGACAAATACACGCTAAAAAAGTAGAAGATTTTGAGCATTGGTGTCAGCAAAAAAGAACAACTGACCAGCTAAATTCATTCTACACTGAATCTCAAACTACCTTAAATGAGATGAAACAACACAACCCTGACTTGTTTAAGAAGGCAAGTCAGGTATTTCTTAAATATTTAGACGAGCTAGAAAGGAAATCAAATGGCTAATCAATATAGAAAAGTAATAAACATAACGCTATTCCCTAACACAGAGGGCAAAGCTACACATGGTAACTCAAAGTGGACACCATACAAAGACGGCAGTCCAGCAGATATCTATCTTAGAAAAGATGCTAGGTATAGTGTAAAGTTATTTGGCAATGATGACGGATCACTTGGTCTTGCCATATCAGAGGTGGTGCAAGGTCAATACACCGATAGCATATCAGATGGTGTGTCACAACCAGGCATGAAATCACTAGCTCAGTCTATTGATCCACCAAAGCCTAGTCCTATTTCAGCATTAAAAGATGAGTTAGATGATGAAGTACCATTCTAAAACGTATTATTCTACTCAAGAAGCCACCGAACTGATGTTTGGAGATACACCAAGCAATAGAAAAAGACTTCTTCGTTTGTTGCAGAACGGAGAAGTTAAAGGTAAAAAGTTTGGTAAGCGTTGGTTTGTTTATGCAAGCGAAATAAATGGAGAGAATAATGAAGTACAACAAGGCTGGGATTGACTTTGAGAACTGCTATGTTTGTGGTGC